TTGTTCGATACAGGTGTACCCGAAAATTCTAAAGGTGGTTTCCCAATAAGTTTCGCTAAATTATGTTGTTTTGTTTGTGTAACATAATTATCTGAATATATAGCTAAAAAATCACTTGGTATACGCTGAATAACCTGACCACCTATGAGAATTTCTACATACTCAATCATGGCGTGACCTATAGACTCGACGTATCCAAAGCCATCATACCCCGATGTTAAACTTTGATCTATAGCCGATAACTCAACTTTCATACTCACTGTCTTAAGAAGATCACCTTGGTTTTGTGGGATTGTACATCGAATAGTATTTCCAAATTCTACTTCACCTTCAACGTCTAAATCAACAAAGAATGGTGCAAAGTTTGTATGTTTTTGAAAATTCTTTATGAAATAGGTATATTCGGGGTCGTCTGTAAAAAAGGCGTCCTGTGGACCAGATGTTTCTAATTGAACACGTCCAGCCATTACTAGTATAACTGACTAAAATTTTAAACCCCCGAGTCCGCTGCTTATACGTAAAACGTTATAGTTTACAGCGTATACGTAAACTTTGTGTCCGAAACTCGCGTCTGGTGTATCGAGTTCAATATCTATCAAATTATGTGCTATTCTACTCATGTTAACCTGACCGGTAGGGTAATACGTTTCTGGTTTCAACGAGAAACTATATACACCAAAGTTATTACCCGTTACCCCCGTATAATACTTTAATGGTTGTTCGTAACTGAGCATTAAATTATCAGCGTCTATGATTATGTTATTGTTAAATTTCATAGTAACTTGTTTTATTGGTTCGTATTTGTATACATCATCACTTACAGCCAAAAAGAACATTTCCTTGACCGGATTTTTAAAGTTAAGCATACCAGATTTTTTAGATTCACCCGGTTTAAACTTGAATTGAGACATTTGGAGTTGGGTTATAACGTATTCTATCGGACGCGTAAGTAGGAAATTCTTTTCATCTTCTGTAATGAAAAAGAAATCTGTTACGAGAGAAACATTTTTAATAAAGGACGAAACACTTGAAGGTGGTTCAGATATCGTATCACTTGTTCTCGCGTATGATACAGTAACGTCTTCAATTTTTTTAAATTTTATACGTACTTCTACGAGTTGTTTTGTTAATGCACACACAGGTATAGCTAAACTTGGGTTTCTAAAGAAATAAAATGGTAATAATACACTATAATCCCAATCGTACGCTACGTCTATATAATTACCATGTCCCGTTAAGAAGTAGAGTGTTTGATCGATATCATCTTTATTACTGTGTATTTGATCATACATGTAAATATAATCACCCGTTATTCTCTCTATGGTTTGCCCACCAATAACAAGATCGGCATGGTCTATTATCTGTGCACCTATAGAATCACGGTATCGAAGCGTTTTCACGTTTATCTGACCACCCATACCGTTGTGTGCAGCACAATAATAGTATAAAGTTGATGGTGCACCCACTGGTACGACAAATGTAACAATAGATGTACTTGGATTCGTAACACCAGTTATATAATCGGAATAATTGGGTGAAGCCGTTGTAGAAAATCTAAACGGATGTGATGGATGACTGGCATTGTTGAAGGTATACGTCACACCTTCGTATAAAGTCAATGTTGCCTGTTGAACACCATCTATAAAGTATTTACCATCAGCAGCAGTCACCGTAAATGTTTTATCAGGTGTTGTTGGTTTAGGTAAAGTAAATTTAAGCATTGTACTTCGAATAAGATCCCCTTTATTTTTGGGTATACGACATTCTACCGATACATCATAATCAACATCACCATCAAAAGGTGTTTCGATAGATTCAATTGAAAATTTAGTATGTCTCCTAAAATTCATCAGGAAATATGAAAACTCGGGTTCACCAGTGAGCCATTGGTCCTGGATACCCGTGATAGCAAGGTTTAATCGACCAGCCATTCTTACTTTACGTGAGTAAAATTTTATGAAATAAAACGACACGATATTATAGATGAATCTTCAGTTGAGAAAATTCAAACCCGAAAAAATGGCGGACGATAAAGTATGTGTTTTTATAGGTAAACGTAATACGGGTAAATCAACCTTGGTTACTGATATTCTGTATCATAAAAAACATTTACCAGCGGGTATTGTTTTATCAGCAACAGAAGAAGGTAATCATTATTATCAACAGTATATACCAGATTTATTCATATACGGTGATTATGACAGAGAAGCTATTGAACGTGTACTTGAAAGACAAAGAAAGTTAGTGGGTGGTGGTAAAACAAATTGTGGGGCGTTTCTTCTTTTAGATGACTGTATGTATGATTCAAAGTTCATGAAAGACAAGTGTATTAGACAGGTTTTTATGAATGGACGTCATTGGAAAATATTTTTCATGTTAACCATGCAATATTGTATGGATCTACCACCCGCACTCAGGGCAAATATCGATTACGTATTTATTTTACGTGAAAATATAATTCAAAATAGGGAAAAATTATTTAAAAACTTTTTTGGTATTTTTCCATCTTTCGAGATGTTTAATAAAGTTATGGATTCATGCACAGAAAATTACGAATGTTTGGTTTTAGATAATACATCTAAAAGTAATAAAATAGAAGATTGTGTCTTTTGGTATAAAGCGACACTTCGTAAAAACTTCAGGGTTGGTGCACCAGAGTATTGGCAAACACATAAAAAGATGTTTAATCCAAAACATGGAAACATGAAAGTAGGAGATCCAAATTCAGTTAAAAAGAATACACCTTTTAAAGTTACTAAAAGAAAATGATAAGATCAATTGCTAAACGAATGTACACGACTTTAAATTTACATACCACTAAAAATATGACTGTGGTGTATCCAGCTTATAATGAATTTAAACCAGATGATAGTGACGATGGGTATAGAATATTAATTGATGTATGTCATCATACAAAAACTGTTTATATAGATAACGATATGTGTGATTACGATAAATTAAATGATTTACCCAGGATCATAAAAACATTTGGGTGTTTATATCCAAACTACACTCTTCAGGGCAATGACGCGTAATCATTTAAAACCAAAAAACTACGTACATATAAATGGCGACAGACGTTAGAACGATGAATCTTTCAGATAATGGCGATGGTATGGTTTCCCTAAATGACAATCAGGGTACATCTTTCGTGCCGAATATACCCCCTGAAAAAAATGTGAGTGAAAATAAACAGACAATGGACTCTACTTCGATTTCCGATATTATGGGTCAAGCCGAGGAACCACTCGAACCACCAATGATGAGCGCCGATCCAAGAATGACACAAATGCACATGCAAGCTCCAATGATGATGGCGCAACAACAACAACCAGTAGCACAACAAGCAACTGAAAAAAAATCCGAATCTAAAAATCCATTCAACCTTACTGATGACCAGTTCCAAGCACTCATTGTAGCTGTATGTGCTGCGGTGGCAATTAGTAAGCCAGTTCAAGAAAAACTCGCAAACTTCGTCCCATCGTTTTTGAACGACCAGGGAAATCGAAGTGCAATCGGCTTAGCATCGACCGGTATGGTCGCGGCGATCGCCTTTTACGTTGCAAGAAGATACGCTTAAATAGCGTTATAATGTTTATACATTCTCTTTCCAAAAATGAAATAGGAAATGAGAAATCCGAACAGTAAACCAACTGCGCGAAGTCCTAGAACAGTACCAGTACTCTTCGTAGTTTTACCATAATCTCTAAAATCTTTTTCAAATCTTTTGTTTATTTGGGATACACCCGCAACCATACCCATACCTAATAAGGTTGACAATATTAAAAATGGTGCATCTATAGCTAAACGCCCAATTAAATTACCACCACGTGGTAATATAGTGATGACTAACGGTGTAATGACCATGATTATAAACATGTTTAACCATTTATCGTTTAAAAGTAGTGGGGCACTCGAAGACGCGAGTAAAGTGTTTAGTAACAAATACGCTTTCATTAAATCACCAAACGATTGCATTTTATTAATACCAAACATTATTTATCCTGGATGTGTTTACCACAAAATTCAGTTCTTTGTGGTATTTCCCGGTATATCCCTAAAGAAACGCACATAGTTCTAAGTTCATCAAAATTTTTCCAGA